ACTATCACTGGTTACACAGAGCATGAACTGCTCTCACCACGGCGTGCTGCTGGTTTAGCTACAGCCAGACAGTACGTCTACTGGATGGCAGTACAACACACTCGCTTGTCGTATGTACGCATTGGTATCGAACTCTACAAAGATCACACCACGATTATGTACGGCTACAAACAAGCACAGTTAAAGCTGAGCAACACTGTGTTTCGTTTCACACTTGATGAGATTGTTCAGCACTGGAGATCTAACTATGGACGGCCTGACAACACCAGCATACAAGAGCGCGTACGCATTTCCAATTCAGATGATGGACATGCATATCCAAGTACCAGACGACAGTAATCCATACGAGTCTGGCTCTCGCACTCTCACCGTGCCACGTTCACTGCGTACTGCATTGATCCGCACTGATACCAACGAAATCCTTGGCACACACGGCAGCAAGTACAAACCTGTACTGCATGACGATGTAGTCAACAGCATGATGGATGCAATCAAAGCAGCCAACATCAGCAATGACTACGAGGTTGACATCAAGACCTATGACAATGGTGCCAAAATGAAGGGCGTCATTACATTTCCCAACGTGCTGATCGAACCGCAGGTTGGTGACTACATCAGGTATCGCATCCCGTTCTTCAACTCATACGATGCATCATGGGCGTTCATGTACTCAGCCGAGGGTGATCGTTTGTGGTGCAGCAACGGATGCTCACACCCACAGATGGTGACTGTAGGTAAAGTCAAGCACACCACCAACATCAACATCGAAGGTGCTGCTGCTAAGATTACTGCAGCAACAGAAGCATTCCATGGTTCCGAAGATCAGTGGCGCACCTATGCCAAGATCAAAGTCAGCGATGAGCAGGCAACAGCCATGATCAGAGCAACGCTATGCAAGTACAACAAGTCTGTCACTGGCGTAGAGGACAAGATCAACGAGGTGCAGTACGCCACACTGATGCGTGCATGGGATGATGAAAAGCGCAAGCTCGGCATGAACCTATGGGCTTTATACAATGCATGCACATGGTGGGCATCACACCCTGATGTCACACGCACACGCTCACACCCTGACGTAATCAGTCGGCAGCGCAGCGTTGATGTCGCACGCATGATGCAACACAAGCAGTGGAGAGAATTGGAAGCTGCTTAATACAAATGATTGGAGATCATAATGCACGCAACTATAAAAACAGCAAGCAACCCTTGCATCAGACGCGTAGTCTTTGACGGTTTCACTACACTAATGATCACAACTGTTGAAGGTGCCAAGTTCTACATCGAATGCACTGAGGACAAGTTCCAACTGCATGAACATACAGCAACATTAGCTGATGAAGATGCACGCAATGAATACAGCAGGCTGCGTGTGCCATTGCTCATGCCGCAGATCACAGATGAGGACGTGTACAACATGAACCTTGAGAATCTAGCTGCTGAATAATCAATAACGACACGGATACGGAGTCGGCACCGTGGCAATACCGTGACGCTAGGCAAGACCTGATGCCTAGAACTTCAGCATCATTTGAATAACCTTACCAACGAGTCTTTTGTCCCCAACATCTTTTGTTTTTATTGGCGACCAATATAGCTCATTAGAATTATTAAATTCTTGAGGCATATTATTTGCATCTGCTGGGTAATAATTCAGCATGTGATTACGGTATTCAGCACACAATAAACCGACTGAATTGCTTTTATACAAAATAATATCGCCGTCATTTAATTCTTTGAATGATTTTTTAGGCTCAACTACAACCGTAGAATTTCCGAAGATGCCTTTGGCTCCCATGCCAGACCATTCACCCAACTTGTAGATTTCTACATTGTCATCATCGATTACAATCATATCAACAACCAATCCCTCTGCATCGTAGACGGGTCGTTTAATATAGGTTGTCTCTTGACCACCTGTATTCAAAAGTGGAGGAGATGAACCAGCTACAGCAGCCAGCTTTGCAAGGGTTCTTGCACTTGGAATAAACTTGGAATCAGAATTAAGAAACCGAGTTATGTTACTGGTAGATGTGCCTGCACGGGTGGCCCATCCATTTGCTGTCCAATTGTGGTTAGCCATAACCGTACGCATCCATACGCGTATGGCCTTCCTTTCATCCTGTTCCACAGCTGACTCCTGTTGCATAAATACATGAGTACAGCAGACCCGCATGCCTTGTCATTAAGCATAAATGCATAAAAGCACATTGGATTCACTTGTGCAATATGCATTAATGCAATACTATATCTTGCATGGAAACTTACTTTGAGACACTACAAGCAGTAGCAGACAGGCTAGATGTTGATTTGAGAACGGCATTTTCTGTGTCAGGTGTACCAACTAGTACCTTCTATCGATCAGCGCAACGTAATGACATGCGACACAAAACAGCAATGAAGGTGTTGGATGCAATCAAGAACATTCACGCATCTAAAAAATCCTGTGCTGGTTGATCCCAACTGGCACGCGATTGTTACTTACTTAGTCGATGCACGACACAAGAAAGATCTATCTCAGGAAGCACTAGCCCATGAGATCGGATGTGCATCTAGCCTGATACACAAATGGGAGCAATTCAAACGTCTCCCGTCAGGCTTTCTGTTTCTCTGCTGGTTACAGGCATTGGATTGTGAAGTCGAAGTTAAACACAAAGGGCAGGAAAGCTAAATGTAATCTGTGCGAAAAGCACGTTCACGATTTTGTTTGCCCATTAAAATCAACCAATCCTGTCAGACACTACACGATCTGCCTTGATTGTTATGAGAGGGACACATGGCAAGCAAGGCTCGCGCAAAAGGAAACTACCACGAAAACTATTTCGTCAAACTCTTCAAAGAGTGGGCGATCAAGGTCAAGAAGCAACCACTCTCAGGCAGCTTGGGAGGAGAGTATAGCGGAGACCTCATCATCGAACTCAACGGACAACGCTTGGTGGTGGAAGTAAAGTACCGCAAGGCAAGCAGCTTTCCCTCTCCCTTCACTGTCCTCAACAATCGCAATGCCGCAATCTACAAGCGTGGCAACGGCACCGACCCCAAGTGGGTGCTGATACTACCCGACTATATCGTCGAAAAGATCTGGAGATCACAATGAGTTTTGTCATCATGGGCAAAGTCTATGCCACTGATGTTGGTGACTCGCTTGCTAAGTTTGTACTGCTTGTACTAGCAGAACATGCTGACAACGATTCACACATCTGCTGGCCTAGCCTATCCCGCATACAATCTATCACGCATCTGTCACGCCAATCAGTAGTCAACAAGCTAGACTATCTGACCAGCCGTGGCTTCATACAGCGTGAGCGTGGACACAAAGGACAGTCCACCAGATATACTATCCTAGTCCACCAGCTAGACCAGGGTAGTCAACCAGCTAGACCCGAACCTGTCAGTAAACCTAATAACAATAGCAGTAGCCAACCGATCCCACATGATTGGGTTGCTAGTGAGGAGTTACGTGCTGCTGTAGATGCATTACCAAATCTTGAGGAGATCGATCATGACTTTGAAGAAGCTCAGTTCCGTAGCTACTGGCAAGAACGTGGCGGCACCAACGCAGACTGGGACGCCAAGTACAAATGGTTTATCAAACGCCATCGTACCAAGCAGCCAGATGCGCCAAGCAGCTTTAACCAAGCTCGTTCAACTAAAGCCAGACGAGACAGTGGATCAACTGGTATCTGGCATGATGTCGCTAGGGGTGTTGGTTGAGCCACGCATGGTCACACGCTTTCCTGACAATGGTGTGCGTATCACGATCACACACTATGATGTGCATACCACGCGTGACATTACAGATGAGCGTATCAATCAAGCCATTGAGCGTGCCATGCTGTCGCTCACACCCATGCCAGAAGATGATATGTACAAGAACCTGCAAGCCACAGTCATGCTCATGGCTAAGCCAGCAGGCGAGAGTGCTGATGATCTAAAGATGCGCTTGCAACTGCTGGTCAAGAACATGGCTGACTGGCCTGCTGATATCTTCCTAGCTGCACTTAAAGCAGTAGCAGAAACCAACAAGTTCTTTCCTGCTTATGCAGAGTTTCACAAGCACTATTCTACTCACATTCGCAAGCGCAGACTTATACTTGAAGCGTTGCATAAATACAAAAATCAGCACGTTTTGTCTTGATTGTTGTGCATTTATGCATATATAATAACCCTAACGATTGGAGATCGATATGAACAGACGAGGATTTATTGGTGGCTCAGATGCAGTCCGTATCATGGACGGTGATCTGCACCAGCTATGGTTGGAAAAGACAGGGCGTGAACAGCCTGCTGATCTAACTGACGTGTTTCCTGTGCAGCTTGGCATTGCCACAGAAGAATGGCATGTGCTGCAAGTAGCTGAAGAGTTACTTACAAACTGTCACGAACATCAGCACACATTCAAAAGCATCGACACGCTGGGCAAAGCTGACCCCACCTATCATGTGCCGCTCAAGGGTACATTCGATGCCACCATCTACTCACCAGAAGATGAGTTGTGGGGTGTCGAGTGCAAGCATACCAACGAGCGACAGAATATGGCAAAGCAGCTTGAGCGTTATATGCCACAGCTACAGTTCTATCTGCACCTCACTGAAGA